AGGGTGGAAAACGTCCCCGCCGCCGCGGTGGTAGCGCCAATAATCGCATTGATTCCTGACGCATCGATGTCGAGAATCTTTGACCCGCCGACAGAAACCCCGAGATTGTCGGCGCCGATTCGATACATCCCGCTGTTGGGGTCTGACGTAAATGAGTAGTACGGCAAGGAAACAGTGCCGTTACCACCGAGGTATTGACCGGCGGACGTTGACGAACTTGTCAGGGCAGTACCATCGGCGTCCCATAAGATATAAGCATTGGCAACGGGTGTAGGCAGTGTTGGGTCCGCGCCAGAGAAGTCGCCGGATGACAGTCTGACCGACTTGTCCGACAGGGTCTTGAGTTGTTGAGCCAACATGGTCAGCGTGTCAAGTTGTTGCTCGACAAGGTCCGACGGAAAAGGATCGTTCTCTACAAGGTCCAGGGTTTGTGTGTATTGTTCTTCACGAATAATGACCAGCTTTTGATTTGTGGTCGGGGCCGTTCCCATTATGACCGTGCCGCCAGCCGCGACACCCGCACCCGTCACAGTGTAGTGCGTGGTGATGGTCTGCGTGGTTTCAACATTCGTAGTTTCGTCAACCAAGATGACCGTCAGATCATCCTGGTTAAAAAACAGGTACGGGAAGCTGAAGTTGACGGCACTCCCGTCACCGTCTGTGCTGGTCCTGTTGACTGTTGAGCTGATCGTCATATTAAAACTCCTCTGCGTTTACACCCTATAGCACGAAATCATCATTGACCACCCAGTGTACTGAGATCAGGTGCGCGGGCGGGTGTGAGTTGCCCAGCGGGCCACCAACTTCCACGCCCTTGGTCCCGGAGCATCCGGTGTTCTCTGCGGCGCATTTTAGCCCGCGCGCTTGGGTCGATTGCTTGGCGTATCGTATCAACGAGTAGCCGCTCTTTCAGTAGGCGCGCGTACCAAAGCCGTGTGCCTGGAGCCCAATCGTTTAGATAATTCAGAAATTCGGCTGTAACATTGGTATCCTCCCCCTGTAACATCTGAACCAAATTACCCAGGGTCAGGTTTGTAGTATCCCCGGCAAGCCCCCAAAACGGTCCCGCCATCGTATCAGCCATACCGCCACCAAAACGGTTGAGATTAGAGAATAGGAAGTCACCCAGGATACCCATCCCGCCGCCCTTCAACATCCCTGCAAGATATGTGCGAGGGTCGCTCATGTCGTGGAAGTCTCTACCTGTCGCCAACGCTCCCAGTTGCAAGGCCAATACCCCCACGCCCCCCATACCCATGACATACGCGGGAAGATAACCTATTTGTCCAGCGGACCATTTCTGTTCTCTGTAGTAGGTTCTAAGGTGGATGTGGTAGATAGCCACAGGGAAAGATTTTAACATGCCATAAAACCCGGCAAGTTCCCCCCGTACAGTACCTCGTTTGGCAGATTTACCTAACGCTACTGACGACAATGTCGTAGCCTCTGGAACACCCTCCAGTATGATCTTGTGCATCATGTCACTGACCAAATTGTTCAGACGGATACGCTCTCCGCTGGACAGATCGTTACGTTTAAATAAATCGACGGGGCGTAGTTGGTTAAACCCGGTGGGGTCATAAATTTTAGTCGCCCTTATGACATCCCAATCTTTTGGCGAAATACCGTGCTTAACCAGCATTGCCCGAAAATTCTTGCCTAACGACTTAAAGACTTTTTTACTTTCACGGGCGAGTGACGACTGGAACTCCATACCTAGTGCGAATTTCGCGCCTCTTGTAGATTGAGCCAGACCGCTGGCGCGAGTGTTAACGTCGGACAGTACTTTAGTCCAACCAGGGGCCATACTATCCCCCGTAAAACGCTTCACGGCAGACCCTCTTGAAGTGAGCGTCTCCGCTACCAGCCCTGAACTCAATCCCATCTTTCGGTCTTTGTCGCTAAATGGGTTGAGTTGTTTTAACAGTCTTATGATAAGCGCGTAGCTACGCAAACCATTACGGTGTGTTGCCAAAGCGGATGCCCACGCATCACCAGGCACCGATACTAACGGGGTGGACCCTAGAAGACTTGACATTAAAATATTACGAGAACCCGCCGCCACACGCCCTAACACATTCTCTTCTGTCATGGCGTTCGCGCCTGACAGTATCTGAAAACCTTCGTCTACGGTAACCGCCGTGTCGTTCACCCTATCCAATAAGGCTTTACGTTTTTTAATCCCCAGGATTTTTGTGGCGGCTTTACCTGTGGGCTGCGCCTCTTGTGCAGATTTCCGTGCCGTCTCAATTGCAAACTGTAACCCCGCTTTCGGATTTGGCCCTAGCTTTTGAACCATTGCAATATCAGTGGCGGCGGTTTCCACATACATAACGATCTGTTCAAACATATCCCCCTCGCCGTAGCGGTCCATCATATCACCCCACGCCTTGGAGTTTTGATAGTGAAGAACCCGTGGGCGTTCCAGGCGGGTACTCAGCGAGGCGTCGATCTTCGCGCCAGGGACAACAGAGTGTGCGCCGTCTGATATAATATTACGGAAAGCGGTGGTAAGAACCTCTAGTTTTTTCGCATCTCCGCGTATGGGTAAACCATCGTTATAATCTCGCATACGTCCCCAATCCAAGACGCCGGGTTTCATGTGGTCTTTCACCCACTCCTTTTCGGTGGCATCTTTCATTTTGGATATGCTGTGGTTTTGAGGAAGCCGCCAGTTAGGGTCGTGTACTGCGTCTATCCCAGCGGCCCGTAACAGCATCGTGCGAAGCTGGCTCATTTCGTTAAGGGCTTTAGCTAACATCTTATCTGTAGCCGTACCACCTTCACCAAAAAGCGCATCCAGCACACCTTTGAGATCGGCCCGGTTGCGCGTTATTCCCAATCCTTTATATCCAAATTTATCAAGAAACATTTCGATGGCGTGGTGTAGCATCCCCTTATTGGTATCTATCCTGGCATCAAGGTCTATGATGATTTTTTCCAAACCCCGGTCAGGCGCGGCGTCACCGTTCTCATCCACTGTCCCGCGTATATCATCTTCCAATTCAACTTGTCGCTGGGCCGAAGCTAGGCGTCTGCGCTTATCGGCGGCGGTCTTTCCTTCGATATGTTTAAGAACATCGCGTCCCGCCAGATCGTTAGCCTCAATGGGGGTGCGGCCCTCTGCTATATGCCCACGCACAAGATCATCGAAAGTCTTCAGAACTTTCGCCGCCTTATCCTTGTCGGCGTTACCTTTTTCAACAGCACGGGATAGGCAGTCTCTCAAACTCATGTCGCGCAACTCCTAACTGCTTGTACTAGTTTTTCGTTCTCCGCTATATCGTCCAAGTGGTTGCGTAAACTCATGCTAGTGCCATCGTCGAGTCCAACCATCATGTCGCCTGATACGCGACGAGACGCACCTATGTCATAAGTACCATCAGTCTCATCGAAGGACCGTTCGATCTGTACCACTGCCTCATCTGCGCGTTGCCCCAATTTCGGATCGGCTTCCTCAAGTCTAGCCACCGTCTGTTCAACGTGTTCGGTGGGAGAGAGACCCCCACGATTGCCGATACCCGGCACCCTGGGGGCTTCCGCGTCTTCTAGCTTCACACCTTCGGCACGGGCTCTGTCTTCAGAGGGGTTCTTTATTTTCTTCGGTCTGGTATCAATACCTTTCCCCGCTTTTGTCCGTATCCGTTCACGTCTAAGTTCTAACGCCCTGATATCTTTATTTGCCTCTTGTATTCTGTTTTTCCTAACCTCAACCTCTCTATTACCCGCCGCCATTTCTTCCTTACGCTTCGCGGTGGCTTGCTTCCCTTCAGGGGAGTTGCGGATTTTTTTCTCTGCTTTAGCCAACTGTCTACGGCGGGATTTACCCAAACCCGGCAGAGATTTCTTCTGGTCTATTCGGGCCAATTCGTCGGCCTTTTGAGGGGATATGTCCCTCAAAAAATCGGAGTATGGTTTAACCTCTGCTTCCGCTACCTGTTCCTTCAAATTCGCCACATCGTCTTCAAGTTGGGCCACGCTCTCATTCTTGGCGGCTATCTCCGCGTCTACCTCTTTTGACGCATCATCTAAAATCTCTTGCACCCGCTCTACTGGCACACCGCGTGTTTCTTCGACCCCGCGTAGATTCATGTCATCAAAGATGCTAGTGCGGGGGGTTTCGACCCCATTCATTTGATCTTCTAAACTAGCGCGGTATTCTTCGGCGGCGATTTGAGCGCGCCTGTGGTGTTCCGCAATACCTTCAGGGGTGTTCCCAAGAGCATTGTCCTCTGTAAACCTGAGTTCCTGGTCGAGTATCTGTTGCCCTGCTCTGGTAGAAGCGCGATGGGTTACTTTCTCGGGGGCTAGGTCAATCACTTTTCTAAGGAATATCTCGCTGCGAACCGGAACACCCACATCTTCCAACGCCCTCAATAACTCACGCCCGAACGCTCTCGATGGCGCAACCTGTCTCTCAACGGCCCTGAACCCTACGGGCGCGACTTCAAATACACCACGAAAAACGCCCGCACCACCAGCGGCAAACAGTACTTGTTGAGCCGACCGCCAAATGCTGTTGTCTAATCCTAGAAGTTCTCTGTTCTCCTTAATCCCTAAGACTTGGTTGATGGTTTCGGATAACGCACCGATACCCATTTCTGTCAATATCCGTGTGATAGCCTGTTTACCCCACCCACCTAGCGGGAGTATGGCGATATTAAGGGGATCGTTGACGGTAAACGACCCTGCCATACCGGCCATGAAACCCACCACCTGACCGAAAGCACCGGTACGGGCCAGGGCATCGGCAGCGGCCTGTTCCGTATCCCTAGCGTGGACTTTCAACGCCGCATACATTTCCTCAAACGTCTGGATTTCAGGGTGTGTCTCTTTTAACTGCTTCAGCTTTTCATTTACCTGATCAAGGTCAAGCATGTATCCGCTTTGGGCATGAAAACCCAACTGCTCGCCCTCGCTTAGACTTCTCGCGACATCCTTAAAACGTAGAGTTTCAAAACCAGGGATATGCTCCCCCGCCAAATTAAATGCCAGCCTGGTGTTCTCTGCATAGATGTCAGCGAACTCCTGTTGCAGACCAAACATAGAGTTGTTCATCATGCCGTCAAAGAACACCTTGTCAAAGATTTCGCCATACGGTGTGAAGCCACCACCAGAGAAACCTTGAAATCTGTCCAGCCCCCGCGCCGGGGCGGGTTTGGAAGTATCTGTGTGTCCTAACAACATTAGTTATCCCTCAAAACCCAATAACCGCCGCCGCGCCTGACTCGGCATCTGGAACCACCATTCTCAAGTCTTCCAGACGCTCTAGGGTGATATGTAAGGTGTAGGGCATACCGGGTACACCTAGCAGAAGCAGGCCGTCAGATAGCATTCGCACTTGAAACATATCGGGGCCAACACGCTCCAGAGCGCCATCATCGAGTATGGTTTCGGCGCTGACCCGCACACCGTCTGCCGTGCGAGGGTATGACCCATCAACGGAGAGTTTGGTAAGACTGTCGGGGTTATCTTCAAACCTATCTTCAATCGTCTCCCCGTAGACCCCAACAGGGGCCACAAAGTCCGTACCATTAAAACTTTGGATGCCGCCGGCCCCCCCAACACCACCCAACACCGCGTTAATTGCTGCGGTGACGTCAACTCTCGTCTCCACCATAAAGGCCAGGGCCGCCGACTGCACAGCCATTTTATGGTGTGGGGGTATGTTGTCGTTGTTAAGCACCCCATCAAGCCCCTTCCCTATGTCAACACGCAGTGCGCTCGCTTTTCCCAACCCCGATATCTCGACTAGCTTGTCCCCCTGATTCGCTAACTCTTGTTGACCTTTCAACACATTGATGGCCGTGGTGCGATAGGCACCATTTGTTGCGATACCGGCACCAACAAAGGCTAATAGGGGACTGATCTCGCTTAATTCCGTCAATGCGATCACCGCGTTCTCAACGGTCAGGTTATTTGTGTAGCTCATAACAAACAGCAACTGTTGGTCAGATGTCATCTTGGGTAGTCGCTCACCAATGTCCGCGATTTCGGAGGTGGTGTGGAACTGTTTAGGCCGAAGGTACTTATCAGCCCCCGCCGCCATAGTCCCCTCTCGCACCTTCATGGACTCCGAGTCCCCGGTATCCAACGGAGGAAAAAGTTCAGGGTCGGTCATTTGTATGTAATCAACATAGTTTACGTCGGTGATCTTAATCATAGTTGCCAGAACACCTTTAGCGATGTTCCAATTCACTGTATTTATATCACTGTCCCTGGCGCCTGCCTCTAAATCGCGTACAACACCCGCCAAATCCGTAGGGGATAAATCAACCAGACCTTGGACAGTCTCATTTTGTGTGAGAGCCTCGCGAACTCTTTGCCTAATAAGTGGGCTGGCGTTCGGTAGGTGAGCCAAAAGGAGCATAACATCGGGGTCTTTACTAAGATCAAACCCCTCTGCAAGCCGTCGGTCCACCCTGTCAAAAGCCTCTGTAACGATCCTGTCGATTTCAGCCTGATCCTGGCGCTCACCCGCTAACGTCATATTGAGGACTTGCCTAGCGGCGGCGAGTGTCTTACTTTCAAGTACGGTGGCCCCGTCATCCTCAACAGCCTGTTGCAACTGGGCAACAACTATCTCTAGTTGCTCACTAGGTAATTTCATCCAAGCGTTCACAGAATGACCTACGGTGATCACATTAAACAGCATTTCGCTGGTCAGGGGGTCATCCGCTTGCGCGACAAGTTCTTCGACACGTCTCATACTGTCGGGATCAGGGGATTCCCCGCGCGACATCCTTTCCGATATCCCCCGTATAGCGGATTGAGCGGCGCGGATGACGGCATTGCGCTCAACCTCCGCTAACCTGGCTTCAACTTCAAAGTTCCGTTTTTTAGCCTCGCCCGCCCTACCAAGTTGTGAGAACCCTGATGAGGATAACTCATCAACGGGGCGGCGGGCTAAAATATCATCAACCTGTTCAGGCGTGACGGCCCCGTGAAGTTGCCCTGCAAACTGTTGAAACCTTAACTCCTCAACTTCATCCCTAAGAAGTTCAGCCTTAACTTGAGCCGACAACGAGTTGTTATTAAGCTCCCTGGTGCGAGCGTCCAAGAGTAACTGGTACTGCTCCTCGGTGGGCGTCTCAGATAATATGTTGCGCGCTCGACCCCCATTGTTAACAAAAACATTAACCTCGTTCTTACTACGGGTCAGGCTCTCGAATATCGTGGACTTCTCAACCAGAATATTACGGGTACGCGTAAAATCAGCCAACATCTCCGTTCGCATTCTATCGCTAGACGCGGCAGCTAGTTGGGCTTCCATGTTCTTGTCGTACTCTGCCAGTACGTTAGTGGTGAAATCCGTAGCGTTGGCGTCAGCGTTTGTTTTAGCCGTCCTAAATAGGTCAGCGCCGAAACCCTGGTTGTCTATGTTGGCTTGGTTAATCGTGGCATTCTCTTTTTTGACCCGATTATTTTCAATAATCCGACTAGCAGTTTCTATACCAACGGCTAACTTATCAAGACCCTGCGACCCACCAAAATCTTCG